CACTCACAAGAGAGGGAGTCGCCCCCCTGCTCCTGTAAGTGCCTTTCGACTAGATTACACGCCCCACATCTCGATTAAGAAGACGCCGGAAGCGTAGGTGCCGACCACGCCAGCCGCGCCACAGGTAAGATAAAGATACTTGTTGGCTGCCGCCGGGACAAGGAAGGGCTTGACCAGCCCAAGGGTCCATGCGCCGCCGGCGGTGACCAGTGCGGTCTCAGCGAGATCGCCGACCGCGCCATCATAAGCACCAGTGCCTTCGGTAGCGGCGTAGAGATCAATATCGGTCACACCGGTCGTAGGTGCTTCGAGGCAGGTCATAAACCCTCCGACGATCGTGCCGTTGATGGCGGCCGTTACCTGGCCGATGTGCGACACACCACTGAGCCCGATGATATCGAGATCGGTGGTTGTCGACTTGGTGCCAGTGAGATCGATGAGGATCGTAGTCTTGATCATCCCACCGACTCTTTCCACTGCACTCTCATAGATCGTGCCGGTACCGGCAAAGCCTGCGCCCGGGGCCATGGCGTCCTGGGCTGAGAGGTCGGCGGCATAGTTGAGTTCAGCTACTGTAGCGTTGAGCCCCCCAATGGTCGGCATCCCACTGTTGGATGTTTCCAGATACTCAGTGATGACTCTCTGGGTCTTAACTTCTTGTCTGCTCATAGGTATTCTCCTCCTGGTATTTTTCCCGCCAGGACAGGTAAGTGGGTTAGCGGAGAGCCAGCCAGCGAACTACGTCGGCTGCGGTGTCACAAATGTCAGTACCGAGCGTGAACCCGGGGCCTTTGCCTGACATATCGTAGCACGATACAGCGGAGGCAGCGGCGTCGAATGTCGTCTCCGTAGTAAGGCTGGTGGTCGTGGCGATGGCGGCGACTACGCGGGTCTCGCCGTTGACCATGATCTTGTCCCCAACGACCAGTTCGCCGATAAAATTAGTGCTGGTACCGGTTACCGTGGCGGACCCTGCCGTGACAGCGACGGTGCCTGTGATCGTCGAGCCCGATGCCCTTCCAGCATACAGCGAGATCGACCCGGCAGCGTTGACCGACCACTGGGTATCGGCGTGGTTACCATTGTCGAGCGAGGTGCCTGCAGACATCCCGGAGAAATACTCATAGGATGCGAGATTATTGACATTGAACGCCCGAACATACCGCGGCTGCCAGCCGAGGATAACGTTCATCGCGGAGACCGGGTCGTCGACGACGAATGTCCCAACCTTCTGATACTGATCTGCGTGGTTCAAACTCATATCGAAATCCTCCTGCTAAATTTTTAAAAGAAAGGGGGCCGGAGCCCCCCTCAGATATTACAGTTCAGGGATGGCCACTTCTGCAACGGCGACCCAGAGTTGATTGAGTATCAACGCTGCGAAGTAGGTCTTCCAGCCGATATGCCCGCGCTGGCCGAGCTTGTCGGAGTCACTGACGATGCCCGGGTTCTTGACGAACGGAGTCAGGGCGGTAGCACCCTTGAGCGGGGTGACGGCCGCGCAGTCGGCGGCAATGTAGATGACCGGATAGACGTCGGCGTTGGTGCCGGTCGTGGAGATCATCGTGGTGCCGGAGCCGGCCTTGAGCCCGCCACCGTCGGCCCAAGGCGTGAACACGGTGGAGGCGAGATACCTGACGTTGCCGACGGAACCGATCTCGGTCGGATAGGCGGACATTGAACCGTAGTCCACCACGTCCTTGAAGCCGGACATCTTCTGGATGACATCCTCGAGATCGGGATGGCAGAAAGCGATAAAGCCGGGTTTGACGTTGACCGTCTCCATGTTCGCGGAACTGGAGAGTTTCTTGGTGATGACGGAGGCGTTCTGACGTTTGAACCCGCGGGTGATCTTCTGCTGCAGAGTCTTGGTCAGGGTCGTATTGACATCGGTACGAACCGTCGAGTTGGCGAAATAGCGGTTGGTGCCGGCCCTCATGATGTAGAACAACCGGGTCTCGACCGACAGAGCGGCCTGCTTGGCCAGGATGTCGCTGTACTCCTTGATGATCGGATCCTCGTGAGTGTCAGCGACCTTGTCGGTGATACCGACCCAGTCGCCGAGTTGGGCGAGGGTGGCCTGATAATCCGTGCTGGTGATGGCACTGCCGGCCGGGGTTACACCCTCGGTCAGATCCGTAGTAGCTGCGGACAAGGCCTCATACCTGCGGAACTTGATGGTATCCGAGGAGTTGCGCGGGATGGGTTTGGTCTGCAGGAACGGCTGCATGACCAGATCGGGGTCGGCCCGTTTCAACAGGTCGGCGGCGATGTAGCCTGCGGTTCTGAGGGAAATGTCACTGACGGTCTGTGTACTCATTACTTGCTCCTCCTAGATGGTGGGGTTACGCTTTCGCGGCTGCCTGATTGAACGCTCCTTGGAAGTCGTCCTCATCAACGCCACTCTGCTGCGTCGTCTGCCTGCTCCTGATGCCTTCCTGGGCTTTGAGCTTGGCTTCCTTCGCAGCGGCCTCTGCTGCTGCTTTGGCGGCGGCAGCATCCGGCGCCGCGCCTGGTGATCCCGGTGTCTGTGCGCTCCCGGTATCCTTCTTGAAAACATCGTACAATTCGATAATGTCGTCGGTGTTGCCGTTGTCCAGCACTTGGTTGTAAGCGGCCTTCAGGATCTTCGGCTGGGAATCGACCCAGGCCTCGACCTGCGGCAGGACAGTAAATGCGTCCGGGTGGGCGGCGAGGATGGCCTGCTCATGGGCGTTGCGGGCGACGTTCTGGGTAACGGCGGCGATCGGGGCGAGCTGGGCCAGGACAGCGGCGACTCGCTGCTCGACCATGTTCTCGACCTTGGCCATGATCACCCGGGAGAGCACGGCGTTGGCGGCGGTGACCTCGGGGAAATTGGCCTCAAGGGTGTCGAGGATGGCCTGCTCATCGGTGGAGACATTCTCCTTACCGGCGCGGGCGGCTGCGTCATCGGCAGCGGCCTTTGCTGCGGCGTCGGCGGCTTCCTTGTCGGCCTTGGCCTGGGCATCGGCTGCGAGCTTGGCAGCAGCCTTGGCGGCAATCTCATCTACGGTAGGGGTGGCCGGAGTAGCAGCAGCTTTGGCAGCTTCGTCGACGGCAGCCTTGGCAGCTTCGTCGGCAGCAGCCTGTGCGGCGAGTTCTTCTTCGGTAGGAGTGGTGCCGGCATCGCCGGAACCTTCTGCGGTACCGGAGGTCTCAGTGAAACCTTCCTCTTTTTTATCAGGATCCGGCAGTCCGGCGGTGGCCTCGAAGGCGAGGTCGAAATCAGTAAAAGTTGTATCTTGTTCTGTATTTTCCATTGTTTCTCCGGTTTGTTAGAAGCGTAACAATATTTTATTGTAAAAGTCAATCAAAAATCTGTATCAGCGACTTACATTCCTGCGATTTTCCGCGAGCTTCGGCATTCTCGCCGTCCTCTAACTTGTCACGGTGCCTCTCACGCCGAAGCTGGAACAGTTCAAGGAACAACTGCACCGGCTCGGCGGTCTTGTAAGTCTTGAGAATATCTTCAATTTCCGCTTCCCTTTCCTTGTTTGCCATTTTTCTTCTCCCCCTCTTGCGGTTTTACTGCGGTAAGTAGTAAGGTTTTCAGATTTTCCAACTGCACCTTGTCCTGCCCTGTCTTGGCGTTGGCCAGGTTCTGCTCAACCCGCGACAGTATCTCTTGTATCGTGGCCTCGGCGGTCGCCGCCACTACCTGCGCATCGGTGCGCTGTTTCTCGGCCGAGGCGGTGGCGGCCTCGGTCTTGGCGGTGGTCAGCCCCTGCTCGACCTGAGCAGCCTGCGAGGCGGCGGCCCGCATATCGGCCAGCACCTTCTTGGCCTCGTCCTCTGGCAGCATCCGGTCGACAGGCAGGTCCCGGGCTTTGAGACGGTCAATCAGCAGGCCGTAGGTGTCGAGAATGGCTCGCTCCTCCGGTGTCAGGGTGGTGACGAACTGATCGAGGGCCGCACCGCGCACCTCTTTGGCGACCAGGGACAGATTGCCCTTGGCCAGGACCTGATAGTCGCCCTTGATCTCTTCCTCCGGGTTGAACTCCATGTTCCACTGCAGCATCGACCCGACCAGCGAGGTGGTGAACTTGTCGAAGGCCCGGACGGTGTCTTTCGTCACCATGTTCGCCGAGCCCATCATCATGCTCATATTGTTCGAGGTCCGGAATGCCTCGCCCAGCGGCTGCTGCTGCATCGCCCCCATGGTGTAGGCCGGCAGGTTACTCTCGATGTCGAGCTGCTGCCGCTGCATGGTGATGATGCTGAGAAGATCCGGGATATGCGACTGGGTGACGATCGATCTGATCGCCGGGTACTGGGCAGCGACCCCGTCGCCCTCACGC